GTTCATACTCCTGATACAAGAACGGCTAGAGTTTCCTGATCTCAAAAAACGTGCCTACGACATGTATCAGGAGTATGAACCCGATGCGTTTATTGTAGAAGCCAAAGCTGCAGGAACACCACTGATTTTTGAGTTACGAAGAATTGGTATTCCTGTATCCGAATACACCCCCAGCAGAGGTAGAGATAAAGTTGCTCGGGTTAATGCCGTATCAGATTTGTTTTTTAGTGGTCATGTCTATGCGCCAAAAACCAGATGGGCTGAAGAGGTTATGGAACAATTTGCATCGTTTCCATTTGGCGACCATGACGACTTAGTTGATTCTTCCACACAAGCTCTTATGCGGTTTAGGCAAGGTGGGTTTATTCAGATGAAATCTGATTACCCGATGGACGAATTATTGCCTATGCGTAAGGCTGACTATTATTGACTTATTATGAGTTTGTCGTCATTGTGTTCTAGATCGTTCACGAAACAGGCAAGCTCGCGAAGAGATAGTGCATGGCTATAGATAAGCCCTTGAATGGCCTGCTTAGTCAAGACGACTTCGAGATGGGACCGGACGGACTCCTTATCGCAGAAGAAGAAGATGGTCTTGGCGAGTCATTGGTCACAGAATTAGATGACGGCGGAGTGCTTGTCGACTTCGATCCTCTGGCAGAACTGCTTTCTACCCAAGACCAATTTGATTCTAACCTAGCTGAGTTCGTTGACGACCAAGACTTGAACGAGCTCGCAAACGATTGTGTGTCTAAGTTTGAATCTGACAAAACAAGCCGATCAGACTGGGAAGAAACGTACAAACAAGGACTCGATCAGCTGGGCCTGGAAATGGAAGACCGGACCACACCCTGGGCGGGAGCCTGCGGTGTGTTCCATCCGATGCTGTCTGAAGCAGTTGTTAGGTTCCAAAGTCAGACAATTCAGGAAATCATGCCTGCTAAGGGTCCGGTTCGGACCCAGTGCTGGGGCGTGGTTACAGATGACCGCATTAAACAGGCGCATCGTGTTCAAGAATACATGAACTATCAGCTTCTTGAGGTGATGACTGAGTATCGGTCTGAAACCGAGAAGCTTTTGTTTAGCCTGCCGTTAGCAGGTAGTGCGTTCAGAAAGATCTACTTTGATCCGTCACTGGGCAGGCCAACCTCAATGTTTGTGCCTGCAGAGGATTTTGTGGTTGCATACCACGAGTCTGACCTCGATCAAGCAGAACGCTATACCCATGTTATGAATCGTAGCAGCAACCAAGTCAGGAAGCTGCAAGTCAATGGCTTTTACCGCGACGTAGAACTACAGACATCTCATGTTGAAGACAATCCAATTACTGAGAAGTACAATGAAATCGGTGGTGTCCGCCCTTCGTGGGAGGATAGCGAAAGACACCAGTTGCTCGAAATGCACTGCGTCTTGGACCTGCCGGGTTTTGAAGATCCTGACGGGGTCGCGCTGCCGTATGTAATTACGATAGACAAGGCGAGCTCAACAGTTCTTTCTATCTATCGGAACTGGGAAGAAGACGATCCTAAGAGGCTGAAGAAACAACACTTCGTGCATTACGGATATGTTCCTGGTATCGGGTTTTACAACCTTGGCTTGATTCACATGATCGGTGGACTAGCCAAATCTGCAACAAGCCTGCTAAGACAGTTGGTTGATGCCGGAACACTGTCGAACTTGCCCGGGGGGCTAAAAACCCGTGGGCTACGGATCAAGGGCGACGACACACCAATCATGCCCGGTGAGTTCAGGGATGTAGATGTGCCCGGTGGTGTGATCCGCGACAACATCACGTTTTTGCCATACAAAGAACCCTCTTCGGTTCTCTATCAGTTGCTTGGCAACATCGTAGACGAAGGCAGACGGTTCGCGTCTATGGCCGACATGAAGGTCGCAGACATGAATCAAAACGCTCCAGTCGGAACTACGCTCGCAATTATGGAGCGAGCAATGAAGGTTCAGTCGGCAATCCAAGCAAGGATTCACGCCAGCCTGAAACAAGAGTACAAAATCTTGGCAGGGATTATTCGGGACTACACATCTCCTTCGTATCCATACGAAACAGAAGAAGGCGAAGAAATCAAAGCAGCAGACTTTGATGATCGCGTTGATGTAATCCCCGTATCTGACCCGAACGCCAGCACGATGTCCCAGCGCATTATGCAGTATCAAGCTGCAATGCAACTGGCACAGCAGTCTCCTGGCCTGTACGACATGCCACTACTCCACAGGCAGATGATGGAGCTTATTGGCATTCCGAACGCAGACAAGATTGTACCGATGCCTGACGAGATTGTACCAACAGATCCGGTCAGTGAAAACGAAGACCTGTTGACCATGAAGCCTGTCAAGGCATTTGAGTATCAAGACCATGAAGCGCACATGAAGGTTCATATGGTCCTGAAGAACGATCCACAGATCAAAGAGCAGATGCAAAACAACAAGATGGGTGGGCCAATGTCTGCTGCTCTTGATGCTCATATCAGAGAACACCTTGCATTTATTTTCCGGTCTCAAATCGAAGAAGAACTTGGGTTTGAGCTACCGCCAACAAACCAGCCTCTTCCGGCGGACATCGAAAAAAGGCTCAGTGGTCTTGTCTCAGAAGCTGCCGACCAGATGCTTGGCAAAAAACAGGCACAAGCCAAGGCGCAACAAGATGCCAAGATGCAGAAAGATCCTATCGTGCAGCAGCGTGAAAAGGAACTGCAGATCCGTCAGCAGGACGTACAGCGCAAGGCGCAGGCAGATCAAGGCAAGCTACAGCTGGAACAGCAAAGGCTTGCCGCCAAGCAACAGTCCGATATGGCTAAGGATCAGTTGGAACGAGAAAAAATTGCAGTTGAACAAGGTCAGTTTGAAACCGAAAAAGAACTTGAGATAGCAAAGCTTGGTTTAGAGGAGGCTCATATCGAAACTCAACAGGAGATCGATGGGATGAAACTTGGTATTGATATAGCAAGGACGGGAATGGATGAGTGATGACGTATTGTCTTTGCTCAGAAAGAAAATTAGACAGCAAATGAATGATTTAGCTGATCATCTAGCTGTTGGTTCGGCAAAAGACATAGAAGAGTACCGTAAGATTACGGGTATGATTGAAGGTTTAGCTTGGTCAGAAAGAGAAATTATTGACCTTGAAGAAAAACTGATGGATCTGTAATGCCTGCTAAGAAAAAGCCTAAGAAAAAAACAAAGTCGCGAGTCAATGAAGCTGGTAATTACACAAAACCAGCTATGAGAAAGCGTTTGTTTAGTAAAATCAAGGCTGGATCTAAGGGTGGGAAGGCTGGTCAGTGGTCTGCTCGTAAAGCCCAGATGCTTGCAAAGGAGTACAAAGCAAAAGGCGGAGGTTACCGGAAGTAACATGGCACTCAAGAAAAGCCAAAAGAGTCTAAAAAAATGGACTAAGCAGAAATGGCGGACGGGTAGTGGCAAAAAGTCTTCTGAGACTGGCGAGGTTTATGCGCCAGAAGCAAAAATTAAAAAACTGAAGTCAACTGCTGCAGGCAGAAAAAAGCTTGCTGCTGCAAACAAGAAAAAAAGAGCGGCTACAAAGAAAGGCAAACAACATGCTCGACATGGTTTGCACAAAAAAGGTAGACGCAAGAAGAAAAAGTAGTTTGTAGGACGCAACGCTCATTCGGAGCGCAACAATTAACGAGAGGAAGCATGGCTACGCTCGCAAAAGAAGTACTGAAAGAGATGGTAGCTCCCCAAGAGGAGCCAGAAGAAGAACATCCCCGGGTTGCATCGCAATTACCTGAGCCCAAAGGCTACAAATTGCTGATTGCCCTTCCTGAAGTGGAAGAGGTTACCGAGGGAGGGATCATTAAGTCCCACCAATCCCAGGAAAACGAGGCAATTTCTACTGTTGTAGGCTTTGTACTCAAGGCTGGTCCTGATGCCTACTCAAGTTTTACGAGATTTCCTAGTGGTCCGTACTGCAAAGAAGGCGATTGGGTTGTGTTCCGTGCGTTTAGCGGGACAAGAATCAAGATTCACGGCAAAGAATTTCGTTTAATCAACGATGACACTGTAGAGGCGGTCGTAGAAGACCCCAGGGGCGTAGAAAGGGCCTAACATGAGCGAAGAAACACAAGGAACGAGCCAAGAAGATCGTTTTTTAGGGGTCAGAACAACAATTGAACCGCCTGAACCTGCAGCTGAAGCTGATACAGCTGAAGATTTGCAGATTGAGGTCGTTGATGACAGGCCACAAGAGGACCAAAGGGCTGCATCACAAGAAAAAACCGATGATGACGGCATTGCTAACGACAATGAGCTCAAAGAAGTCGGCCAACGTGTACAAAAGCGCATAAAAAAGCTGAAATGGGAGTACCATGAGGAGCGTAGAGCTAAAGAGGCGGCAGAACGGCTGTCAAACGAAGCAGTTAACTACACTCAAGGCTTACAAACGGAAAATCAGCGTTTATTAAAGCTTGTAGCCGACTCTCAAAACGCTTTGTCGCAGCAAAGTCAAAGCAGAGCCGATGCAGCCATGGCTATTGCAGAGTCAAACTTTAAAACAGCGCATGAATCTGGAGATGCAGAGCAAATAGCAGCTGCACAGAAAGCATTAACAGATGCACAGCTTGCAAGAGCAGCCGCTCCTGCAGTGTCTCAAAAAATTATTGACAACTGGAAGAAACAGGTACTGGCTGAGAGCCAGCAGATGGCTGCACAGCAACAGCAGTATCAACCTGAACCCATCCAGCCAGACCCACAGGCATTAGAGTGGCAAGACCGTAATCCATGGTTTGGTGTTGACCCAGAAATGACAAGCTTTGCCTATGGTGTACATGAACGACTAGTAGGCAGTGAGGGTATTGACCCTACCAGTGAAGAGTACTATCAATTAATAGATTCTCGTATGAAAGAAGTCTTTCCTACGCAATTCAGTTCAGGCAACGAGCGCACCAATGACTCCGCCGTTGTTGTTGATACTGCACAACCTCGAAAAGCAAAGCCCGTGGTAGCACCTGCCTCCAGAAATGCTGGAGCCAGACCACGCACAGTAAAACTTACTGAAACTCAGGTGAGACTCGCGAAACGCCTGGGCCTTACAAACGAGCAATATGCAAAGCAGCTCATGAAGGAGATGGCATAATGTCCGAAGAACGCGCACCACGGGAACCAAGATCACTGGACAGTCGCGAAAGCGAGGCTCGTCCAATGACATGGGAGCCTGCTTCAATCCTTCCCGATCCCGAGCCGCAAGATGGCTGGGTGTTTAGATGGATACGAACATCAATGGTTGGTAGCTCTGATAACACAAACGTGTCAAAGCGTTTTCGTGAGGGCTGGGAACCTGTTCGTGCCGAAGATCATCCAGAGCTCCAGATTATGAGCGACCATAAGTCGGAATGGGGTGCCAAGGGGGGAATCGAGGTTGGGGGACTGCTTCTTTGCAAAGCACCTCAAGAGGTTGTTGAGCAAAGACGAGCATATTACAGGCGACATGCTGATGCTCAAATGCAAGCAGTTGACAACAACTATATGCGTGAGAACGATCCCAGGATGCCAGTTCTCGCGCCGGATCGAAAAACTCGTGTAGCATTCGGCAAAGGCTGATGCTACCAAACTGAATGTTTAATCTTTAGGTAACAATCATGGCAACTTCAGCTTCACCATATGGTGCAAGGCCGATTGGTACTTTAAGTGCTTCTGGATCTTGGACAGCCAAGGTCAGGCACTTACCGATTGCCAGTGGCTACGGCACCGCCATTTTTAATGGTGATTTCGTGAAGTGTGTCGCAGACGGTGACATTGAAAAAGACACCGGAACTACTGCGCTCACAACTTGCGGAATCTTTGTGG